CTTTCATAACAGGCTCTGACGAGACTGCGCTGAAGGTGCGGGCACTCTTTGTCTGACTGTACAAATAAGTCAGCAAAGGAATGCCGTCCTAGGGCGGGAGATAGCTGGCCAACACGTGGAAAAGGAATCACCTTAACCATGTAGTCGTCCAGCCAAGACGCCGTTACCCAGTTACCAGCGAAATACATCTGGTTTCTGAGTGACGTTGTCGAGACAATCTCTCGCGCATCCTGCCGTTGTGTTGGGAATCCTTCCCGTACTCTGACTATTGACACGTCAGACCCGGCATAGTATTCCTTTCCGCAAGACTCTCTGAACCTCCCGGTCCAGAAAGACTTGCTACCATTTACTCGAAAACCGAAATCTTCGAGTGCGGTAACAACGGTATGCACTGATTCCACGGGGACAATGATGTCGTCTCCGTAGACTCGCACCCGCTCCCTCAGACCTAACAACTCTGAGGGAGAACCGGGTGGCCGAGCTCTTTGCTAATGCCGACCAGAACGGTGATGAAGAACACCATCGCCTCAATCGGAAAACAAAGAGCTGAACCCATAGACGCGAACTTGGATAGACGCATAACGCCATATCCAGGCACGTCTGCCCGTCGGGATCTCGTAGCATCCAGACCCGCACCGAAGTGCGGGAAGGAGTCTGCGAGAACCTTGACGAGCTGATTGGAAACCCTATCGGACGCTTCACTCAGATCGAGTGTCGCAAGACTCCCATCAAGGGAGCCCCTCTGAGCCATAAGTTGATTAGACTTCTGGTCAGAGAAACCGATAAAGCTCTTGATAACCGGATGGTTCTCAATTGCTGACACGAGCACCTCCATAATCCCCTGCTGCACATACTGCATGCAGGTAGGTTCTATGGCGATGATTCGTGGGGTCTTCAACGTCTTAGGCACTGTAACAACCCTGACGGGTCGTTCAGCGTCGGGTTCAAGGAAACGTACCTCAAGCGGGTCAACAACCTCAGGGTTGACTTGACCCCAGTTCGAACACAAGAATTCCCCATGGGGGAACAAGTGCTCGAGCCGCGAGGTCCACTCCAGCTGATTGTATTTCTGGTTAGCAACCAGACTATCAGCTGTGGACCCTGGCCCATGCCTCGGGATGATCCGGCCATGGTAGATCTCGCGATCTACCTTAGCCATCACATCGCCAAGGTGAGTAACGGCCAAGGTGTGGAATAGCGACAAGTCGCTACCCCTCATCTTGAAATCGTTGCTCCGTACGTCCCTTTCACACTCGACGAACTTATCGATTGCTGCGGCCACCCTTGCATCGCTGCAAGGGAGGTTAAGTTTACCGAACATCAAGCAAGCTTGACGAACGGCAAAAATTGCATCAATCGACGGGTCGTCGAGCAGCACCCCGGACATTGAATCGAACACAAGCTCGGTGAAACCCCGAAATAGCTTGGGGAGACACCCATGCTTCCCTCCTGCGAAGGATGGGAAGGATGATGAGAGCACCGCTCCTTGGTCAAGACATCTCTCGAAGTCTTTTCCAAATTGCGGAAGGGTTATCGTGAGAAACGATAACCCCTCATGTTCGACACGTGCCGTGATCGTGTTAAAATCACGGCTGGTGCTAGTGCAACATCTGGTCCCCAGATCATCGAGGACCACCTGCAGTAGTAGCATGTGGCTTTTCATCTTTCCTCACATAGGTAAGGTAAAGAGTCCATTCCCGCATGCCAGACTTGCAGTCCAGGTCATCTCCTCTCGGATTTGACCTCGTCACTAGAAAACTCGACGAAGACCTAACTCTAGCGAGTTAGATCTCACCGCCGAGGATCTTGGTGACGGCAGCTCCAGAACCAGTTGTGACGAAGAGCGTGAGCCCATCGACCACCTGCTTCTGCTCCGCGACCGTATACCCCAACAGGGGCACATCGATGACCATGTACGCCGCCATTGAGACGGGCACATTGTCACCGGTGACATACGGATCGGAGGCGAGCTTGTTGTGATCAAGCCTCACCATCCGCCGATAGCGCTTTGCTTCGGCGTGTGAGATGGTGAGCTTCACGGTGGCGTCATCCTTGCGGAAGACGCCAGCGTTGGCACCGGCGCTGATTCTCGGGAGAGAGTTGGCGACGGCGTTGATCGTTACGGACTGCGGGTCTGAAAACACGGGTATCTACTCCTACATGGTTGAATCTAGTCGGGAAGTCCCCGACCAGAAGTTTGACCGTGTAGCCCTAGAGCTACTTTTCCTCTTAGCTTCGGGACAAGCCCAAAGCTCCGAGGATGGCTAGTTGGTGGGCTGTGAAGCCATCCCAATCTAGCCCGAATCCGTACGGTGTTGCCTTACGGCGCCTCTTTACCACAGTGGATATTGAGGTGGAAAGATTGACCTTTTGCCCCGGGAAGCTTTTAAACTCCACGTTGCTCAAGGTTCTCTCTTCCTTATGGATGGTTGTTTGCATCACATAACCGTAACGCATTACCAACCCGTCCTGGCGGAAGGCACTTAGGTTATGTAGAACATCACCTATGTTGCCATGCCAGTCCAGGGCCCAGGTCCACGGAGCAAGGTTCCAGATTGTTTCAGGAGTAACCTCCAAGCCAAAAAGCTTTTGGGCTAGTTGGACATTCCTACGGAAATTCGAGCCATTCGGGTTGAATGGCGGAATGTAGTAGGTGAAACAACCGTCGAACCAAGACTGTCGCTCAATAGTACGAGTAACAGTCCGCTTCGTGGTGCCATTGGAACCGTTGTAGTACCTCACATCGAGGAAAGGTTCAGG